CAATCGTATACTGTAGACTATACAAATACTCAATCACTGATTCCAGTGAAAGATCCTAACTTTGTACCATTCGGTAATTACACCGACTTGGAGAATATTATCAAGTCAGGCATCTTTTACCCATCCTACATTTCTGGTCCAACTGGGAATGGCAAGTCAACGATGGTGGAACAAATTTGTGCCAAACATAAGAAGCCACTCATTCGTGTAAACTTAAACATGATGACTGACGAAGAACAACTCATCGGCTCCAAGACTCTTCAAGAGGGTAATGTGGAAGTAGTCGAGGGTCCAGTTCTTATCGCCATGCGCACTGGTACAACTATGTTGCTTGACGAGATTGATGCAGGTTCAGCAAATACATTGCTTTGCTTGCAACCGATTCTTGAGGGTAAGCCATATTACTTCAAACTCAAGAATGAAATGATTATCCCAGCCAAAGGGTTCAATGTGATTGCCACTGCGAACACTAAGGGTAAGGGTAGTGATGATGGACGCTACATCGGTACGAATGTGCTGAATGAAGCATTCTTAGAGCGATTCGCTGTAACCTTTGAGCAGGAATATCCGAATGCCAAAGTTGAAGTGAAGATTGTCAGAAATCTGATGGAGTCGTATGGCTGTCTTGATGATGTGTTTGCAGAAACTCTCGTCAAGTGGGCTGATGCAATCCGTCGCACTTTTGACGATGGTGGTGTGGATGAAACTATTACGACTCGTCGTATGATCCATATTGTTCGTGCGTTTGCAATCTTCAAGAATCAGACTAAAGCAGTAGAACTTTGCTGCAATCGTTTTGATTCTGCAACCAAAGATGCATTCTTGAAGTTGTATGATAATATTGCAAACCCTCAACCTGAGCCAGAGGTAGTTGCAGAAGCACCGAAGGCAGAGAGCGAAGAAATTCCATTCTAAGGATGGAGAAAGAATCCCTTGCAAGTTGCAGGGGATTGCAAAAAGAACTTGTCTTTAATTTGAAATTGGGGTATAATAATCCCTGTAGTGTTGAAAATCTTTTAAAAGGAAATATATTATGTTGAAATTTGCAAACTTGTCATTGTCACAAAAACGATTCGTTGTATCAGTGATTGAATCTAATCCTCAGTACAAGAAAAATCCTCAGATTACTCTGAAGGAATGTGCCTCAATCTATTACACTTTGCGTGACCAACGCACTGGTGTTAAGAATGAGAAGATCGGTTATCCTAACTGGTTGTTTAACAAGAACAAGGTCGAGCGTGGTGTTTACCAACTCCCTATTCCTACCGATGCAGAACTTTCTGCATACACTAAAGAGTTGTCAGACAAACTGACTGCTCCAGTGGCAAAGGCTAAAGCCAAAGTTGCGAAACTTGCTAAGGCTAAAGTTGTGAAAGTTAAACCTGCTAAAGCAGACAAGCAAGATGCCATGGAAGCATCTCGTTTGCAGAAGATTATCGATGAATCCGTTGATGCTGATGCCGATGTTGAAGACTTCAATCAGATCCTCCGTGAAAACGGCATCGAAGTTTAATTAGTTTTACTCGTCGCTGGGGGATACGCCATCGTTCCTCAGCGACTTTTTTCATTTGATGGTTGTTAATTATGGAGATATTATGTCTAAACAAGAATTGTTACTAGCGCATTTGCAAAAGGGCAAAACATTTACTGCTAAGCAGATCAAGTCCTCTTTCGGTATTGCACATCCAGCTAGCACAATCCGCAATTTGCGTGAGCAAGGCTACTGTGTTTATTCAAACCCAGCAGTTGTGAATGGCACTGAAGTGGTTAAATACCGCATCGGTCGCCCAACTCGTGCAATGGTTGCTATTGCTAATCGTGTTGCTGGTTCTACTGTATTTACTCGTACAGTTTAATTAAGTGAGTTAATAATGGGTATTCTTCGGAGTACCTATTGTTGATTTCATTGGAGAGAATATGGCAACCAAAGAAGATGTTAAAAAGTCCCAGAATGCCACGACAGGTGGTAGAAAATTTGATGGTGGTAAACTACAATATGGTTTACTACCACCACTCGCTTTAAAAGCAACAGTAGAAATCCTAACATTTGGTGCAGAGAAATATGAACCAGATAATTGGAAGAATGTTCCTGACTCAAAACGCAGATACTTTGACGCAATGCAAAGACATCTTTGGGCATGGAAAGAAGGAGAGCAAAATGATCCCGAAACTGGAAAGAATCACTTGGCACACGCAATGTGCTGCTTGATGTTCTTATATGAGCACGATGTTAAATACTCAAAATAAATTTGTCAAAAAGTCTGTTTTGAAGTATAATGTTTTATACATAGTAATGTACAACTTGAAAAGGAAATTAAATGAAATTATCTAAAGATACGGTATCCCTGTTTAAGAATTTTGCTGGAATCAATTCCAACTTGCTTCTTAAGAGTGGAAGCAAACTAGCAACAATCTCTGCTCAGAAGAATGTCATGGCAGACGCAACTGTGGGTGAAACATTCCCTGACTTTGCGATCTATGACTTGAATGAGTTCTTGGGTGCGATGTCCTTGTTTGAAGATCCAGAACTAGACTTCAGTGATAAGTATGTTTCAATCAGTCAAGGTTCGATGAAGATTAAATTCTTTGCAGCTGACGCATCTGTTTTGGTAGCACCACAGAAGGCAATCACTTTCCCTGATGCTGAAATCAACTTCAGTCTCTCTGCAGCAAACCAACATGCTACTCAAGACTGCTTCTGTTCTCCGTGCAGCCGATGTATCAATCGTTGGTGATGGTTCAACTATTACTGCTGTTGTTGGTGACAAGAAGAATGCCACAGGTAACTCTTATAGTGAACCAGTCGGCAAAACTGACAAATCTTTCAAAGTAAACTTAAAGGTAGAAAACCTAAAGATGCTTCCAGGAGATTATGCAGTATCAATCTCAAGCAAGAAAATCTCTCGCTTTAAATCATCTTCCAGCGACTTAGTATATTATGTTGCAGTAGAAGCAGACTCGACTTTCGAGTTTTAAATTGAGGGGAGTTCGCTCCCCATTCTTTATTATGGATTTATTATGAACACTGAGATTAAGCATCGCAAGACCCCACATTCTATAACATCCAACCTATTCGGTGGCAAGTCAACTGATACAATTTGGGCATGGTCATTTGAGAATGGTAAGATAGACGATCGTCTAGTCAGAAAACACATTTCAAAAGCACAAGCATATGTCGCTTCAGATAATCAAGATCTACCTGATAATCAGTTTAAGGAAGTCGATATGCGTCCATATCATGTTGATGTTTGGAATGAGAAAGCAAAGAACTTTGCACGATATGGTAAGTTTATGGTAAACTATGAACTTCGTGAATGGCTCGAGCGTGGTAGTCTTAGTAATTTTTTGGAGAATGATTGATGATTGAAAGTCGTGATGAGCAGTTCCTGTGGGTTGAGAAGTATCGTCCACAGAAGATTGATGATTGTGTTCTTCCAGATGCACTGAAGAAGACATTCAAAGAATATATCGCACAAGGTGAACTACCATCTTTCCTATTCAGCGGTACAGCTGGTGTAGGTAAAACTACTGTAGCCAAAGCACTTTGTAACGAGATTGGTGCAGAGTATATCATGATTAACGGATCTGATGAAGGTCGTTCGATTGATATCCTCCGTACAACAATCAAGTCTTTTGCGTCAACAGTATCACTAACAGACTCAAAGAAAGTCGTTATCATTGACGAAGCAGACTATATGAATGCTCAGTCAGTGCAACCTGCTTTGCGCTCTATGATTGAAGAGTTCTCTGCTAACTGCCGATTTATCTTTACATGTAACTTTAAGAATCGTATTATTGAACCACTCCACAGTCGTTGTGCTGTGATTGAGTTTAAGATTGATTCATCCGACAAGCAATCTATTGCTGCAAACTTCTTTAAGCGTGCATCACAGATTCTTAAGAATGAAGAAATCGAGTTCGATCCTAAAGTTGTAGCCGAACTAATCACTAAACACTTTCCTGATTATCGTCGTATTCTAAACGAACTACAACGCTATTCTGTGGCAGGTAGAATCGACTCTGGTATCCTCGTCAATATGTCTGAGGAATCTTTCCGTAGTCTGATTAAAATGCTTAAAGAAAAAGACTTTACAGAAGTCCGCAAGTGGATCACTAAACAGTCCGATGCAGATACTACAACCTTGTTCCGAGAGTTGTATGACACAGCCACACAGCACATGGAAGCAAACAGTATTCCTCAATTGATTCTTATCTTAGCCGATTACCAATACAAAGCAGCATTTGTTGCCGATCATGAACTAAATATGATGGCAGCATTAACTGAAATAATGGCTCAATGTAAATTCAAGTGAGGCTAACATGGAACTAGGATTAGTATTACTTTTTGCTATTGGTATTTTTATTCTTGGTGGTGTGTATGGTTGGGATCTTCGTGAGAAATATGCTAATCGTATGCTACAAAAACTTGCTAAGCATATTGTTGAAGAACAAGTTTCTAGTGACGATCTAATTCAAATCACCGTAGAGAAACATAACAATACATTGTTCATCTATAAAAAAGAAGATGGACAGTTTATGGTACAAGGTACTTCATTCAAAGAACTAAATGATGCTTTAGAGAATCGCTTTCCAGGAAAGCGGTTTGCTTGCTCTGAAGAACATTTAAATATCATAAAGGCATTGTGATGCAGATAATGAAAATTCTTTCGAACTACCAAGAAGGTACTCGTAACGCAAAAGTTTATAAAACCCAAGATGGTAAATATGGTGTGCTCATTTATGACGCACAAGATGATTATAATGGTTTCGATACATTCCCATCTGAAGAAGATGCGGAGTGTTTCGCTGAAGATTGGGTTTTGAAAAATGTCTCCTTTTGATTTTATTAATGCGATTAACTTAACAAAGAAAGACCTGTTTGCAGAAGATCCATTAGCAAAGAAAGATTATACACCTTTCATTGTTAATCGTGGTCTAAGTTATTTTCCCGATACAGTCCTCTATGCCAATGAGATGAATTTTCACTGTGGCATTCCCGAGGACTGGCAGTTTTACTTTTTCCTAAATAGTATTTCTAAGAAGAAAAGATTCAGTAAATGGCACAAAAAAGATGCCGAATCTGAATCATTTCGTTTGGTTAAAGAATACTTTGGATACTCTGACGAGAAAGTGAAAGAAGCCCTAAGTATTCTTACTGATAATCAGCTAGTTATGATTAAAGAAAAATTATACAAAGGTGGAAAATAATGAATATAGAGATGGTTTATTACGACTGGAAGCCTGAGTCGATGCTTGAAGTGACACTGCCAGAGCCAGATAACTTCCTTAAAGTTAGAGAAACACTGACTCGTATCGGTATCGCATCCAGAAAAGAAAACAAATTATATCAATCTTGCCATATCTTACATAAGCAAGGTAGGTACTTTATCGTTCACTTCAAAGAACTGTTTGCTTTGGATGGAAAAGAATCAAATATCACTTCAGGTGATATCGAGCGTAGAAATGCTATTGCTGGTTTACTTCAAGATTGGGAACTATTAAAGATTCTCAATGCTACCCAAGCAGACCACAAAGCATCTCTATCACAAATTAAGGTTGTTTCTTATAAAGAGAAAGACCAGTGGGAACTTGTACCGAAATATAACATCGGTAAAAAGACTAAATAGTTTTATCCCTCGGGATGGGAACTGGCTTGATGGAAGTGCCAGCCCAAGAAACACCATCAAGAATTGACTTCACCTTAGGACCACTATGGTAACGAAGTGTTCTAAAGCGGACATGACATACGATGTCGCTGGAGTTCGTAACCAGCATTAACGATATGCCTTCGGGGTATCAAATTTTATAACTCGCTTAATAGGAGAAACAATATGGTTTCAAAATTCATTCCAACAATTTTTGGTGAACACTTCAAAGACTTTGATAAAGTGTTCGTAGGTTTCGAAGACCAGTTCTCGAAGATGCAAAGTCTTCACGATGAACTAACCAAAAATATCCCTAACTATCCTCCATTTAATGTTCGCAAGAACGGTAATACATACACGATTGAAATCGCTGTAGCAGGTTTTGCACAAAACGAAATCGACATTACTATTGATGGTGGCAAGTTAATCGTTAAGGGTAACTCTGAATCTGTAGAGCCAGCTGATACTGACTACATTTTCAAAGGTATTGCTAATCGTGCGTTTACTCGTGCGTGGGCAATCGGTGACCAATACGAAGTGAAAGACGCTGAACTGTTTAATGGTGTTTTAAAGATCGCTCTTGATCAATTAATCCCAGAACAAAATAAAGCAAAGAAAGTTCCAGTGAAAACTAGAGGACAGAAAGAATTCTTACAAGAGGACGCATATGATAAAGCTGCTGAACAACTGTAAGAATATCATCCTTGGGATTGCTGAGGGTATCCAAATGTTTAAAGCCTACAAAGCAGGCAAAGTAAAATGAACAATTGGATCCCAATGACAGATGAAGATTGGGATTGGGAACGGTAAAGCACCGCAACCAAAACCAAACAAGTAATCGTACAAGTAGGGAGAGTTTCGGCTCTCCCTAAATACTTGTATGAAAGCAAAAGTTACCAAAGACATGATTTCCTTTGTCCCAGTGACAAGGGGAGAATGGACATTTAAAATATCTGTTTGGAGAACCAAACAGGTGTTGGTTATTGCTCAGCATAACTACGACTTGTATAAAGTTTACGCAGAAGTATTCGTAACACAAGACGCAGCAGCTGATTTTATTGAACGACTAGCAAGTGAGGAATAGTATGAGAGCAGGAAGCATTGCAATTTTTAAATTGGTCAGTGGTGAGGAAATGATTGGTGAAGTATTTGACCTAAATGATAAAATGATTGTGGTTAAAAATTCTGCAGTTGTTATGCTACAAAGAACAGAACAAGGTATGGGTGTGGCATTGATGCCTTACATGCCTTATTGCGAAGGAAACATCTCTTTCTATAGAGAAGCACTCGTAGCCGAAGGTGAACCAAGCCCGAATATGGTTAACGAATATAACCGACTTTATGGATCTGGAATTCAGATCGCTCCAGCATCGGCTCTAGCAGGGTTATAACCCCTCTAGGATACAGGGCTACAAGCCCGAAACCCTCCCTCCAAACCCTCTCTAGTAGAGGGTTTTCAGCATTCTAAACCCTTGTATCTACAGGGGTTTCTAATCCCCTCAACCCTACAGGGTTATTCCAGAAAGGTGTTGTCTTTAATTGCAACTTGGCGTATAATATAGTCTTAGAAAGTTGAAAAGGAAATAGATTATGTTGAAATTTGAATTGTTCCAGATCGTGTTGTCAAACGAACAAATTGACGAAGTGAATTCTTCTGAGGGTCAGCGTCCTGCCTTCTACGAAAAGTATTTGAATGTTACTTGGAAACCGACTGCTGATTCTATTATTGCTGCTCGTGACATGTACAAGAAAGTTGCAGAAATTGACGCAATGAATTTGAATCAAGTTTTTGAAATTGGTAATATTGGACCAGAATCAAGAATCAAACGATTGGACCAAATGCATTCGGTTTCTGTTGGTGATGTTATTGTGCAAGGTGAGAATGCATTCTTTGTGAACAATCTTGGGTTCACTCGGGTTTCATTCTGATTTGTCTTGCAAGATTGTTTAGTGTATAATAATTGAATTGGAGAATAGTATGAAGATTGTGATTTCTACTCAGGTTTACGAAAACTATGGTGCTCATGATTGGGATGGCACAGGTGAGTGTCCTCAGTACTGGAAAGCCAAAGGTGGTTCCGAGTACATCATCGAAGATGTACAGCAGTTCATCAAGATGAACGAATTCTTTGGCAAGAAATGCGAGATGGTTGTTGACTCCATCCGCTCCAAGATTGAGTGCAACAACGAAGGCTATCAAGAAACTATTCTTGGTTGGTCGATCGAAGAAGACGACTACATGTCTTGGTTCGAGAAGTCACAGTTGGATTATGAAGGTGTGATCAATTGTCCTGAGCCACGACTCACCATTGATGGTGATTTGATCCCTCGTGTTAGGATTGCAGCATGATCCTAGTTAAGGAAACTACGAAGTGGGATTGTGAGCATCGTCAACCCAATCATACATACCTTATGTCAGACAGCAAAAGCAAGATGTATGGTTACTTCAAATGGCACAACCCCAAAGAATTTACTATGTTTAAGAATCCGATTCGTATTGATACACGATATCGTACATTCAAAGTGATACAAAAAGGAATAAAAGATTTATGATGACTCTTGATGCATTTTTCAATGACTTGGCTGCAAACGCATCACGCAACTACAAGATTCAGAAGTTGGAAGAGAATCGTGACAATGCTGGACTGATGCATGTTGTTCGGTTAGCACTTGACCCATTCACCAACTTTTACATTCGCAAAATCCCAGCATACACTCGTGATACTGAGAAGTATAACACGATGACTCTTGGTTGGGCACTTGAACAATTATATTCTTTATCACATCGTGATGTGACTGGTAATGCAGCAATTGAGTTCCTAAGGAATATTCTTTCTGCACTTCAACCAGAAGACGCTAAAGTTATTGAACGAATTATTCAGAAAGATTTAAAATGTGGAGTATCAATCTCAACCGCAAACGCAGTGTGGACTGGTTTGGTGAACGATTATCCAGTAATGTTGTGCAGCCAGTTCGAGCAGAAACTCGTAGACAAGGTAAAATTCCCAGCAATGGTGCAAACAAAGATGGACGGAATGAGATTCAACGCAATCGTAAGAGATGGTAAGGTTGAATACCGTAGTCGCAATGGTAAAGAAATTCAGTTGCTTGGTAATCTTGATGCAGACTTTATTAAGTTAGCAGGTGAAGTTGATTGTGTATTTGATGGTGAATTACTTGTCAGCGATAAAGGTGTTGTGCTTGATCGTCAAACAGGTAATGGTATTCTCAACAAAGCAAACAAGGGTACAATCTCTGATTTGGAAGCACGCAAGGTTCGTGCAACAATTTGGGATGTGATTCCTTATTTGTATTTTGTTGATGGTGAGTGCCCAGTTCCTTACGGTAAGAGAATGGATTCTCTTAATCTATTGATGGATACTCATCAGCCTGAGAAAGTCAGTCTTGTGGATAACTGGGAAGTAGAGAACTACGAAGAAGCAAAGACTCTTTTTGAAGGATTGCTTGCCGATGGTCAAGAAGGTATCATCCTTAAAGACAAAAATGGTATCTGGGAAAACAAGCGAGCAAAACATCAAATCAAATTCAAAGGTGAACTAGAATGCGATCTTAAGATTGTTGCAGTTGAAGAAGGACAAGGCAAGGCAGTAGGAATGCTTGGTGCTATCGTTTGTGAATCTTCAGATGGTCTATTGAAAGTGAATGTTGGTTCTGGTTTTAATGATGAGCATCGAATCAATCTGTGGCATATTAAGCGTGAGTTAATTGGTAGAATTGTAGCAGTTAAGTATAACATGCGTAGTAAAAACAAAGCTGGACAAGAATCTTTATTCTTACCTATCTTTGTTGAGTTGCGTGATGATAAAGATACGGCAGATGAGTTAGGAGATATTAAATGAGTGTATTGGCATTGTTAATTAAACCCAAGACATTGTTTGACCCACATAGTAAGAAACACATTACCGTATATAAGAATTTTTTAAGAAGTAATTCTTGGGGTGTTAGTGGATGTCCGTTTGTTCTTGAATTCCCATATCTGACAATTCCAGATATGATTAAAGACAAAATGATTCATAAGTTGTTAGGTGTTAAGCGAGAAGATATAAGGAGTATGTGGGTATGAAAGTAGCAATCAATCGTTGTTTTGGTGGGTTTGGTATTTCAAATGAAGCATTTGAAAAATTGCTAGACCGAAAGGGTATTGCATTCGATAAAGTCGAACCAGAAGAAGGTCGTTCTTTTATCGGTGCTACATATTATGAAGCAGGTTATTCTGGTAATGATGATCACTACATAAGTGATTATGACATGACGCAGAATCGTGCAGACCCAGATCTGATTGCAGTGATCGAAGAGATGGGTGAAGCAGCAAATAGTTGGGCTGCAGAAATCGCCATCATTGATATTCCAGATGATGTTAAATGGCACATCCATGAATATGATGGTCTTGAACATATAGCGGAAGACCACAGAACTTGGAGTTGACATGGAATATGAACAATTCGAAAAGCACATGGCAGAAAAGTTCCCTCGCTATTTTGGCGAGGGTAAACGCTATGGTGGATTCGCAATCGGTGAGGGATGGTATCCTGTTATTGAAGCACTTGTAGGACAGATTGATCATTACACACAGTGGCGCAGGAGAATGCGTGCATATGATTTGAGAGAATCTCGTGCAATGAAAAAAGGTCTTGATGCTTTGATTCAATTCAAAGCAGGTAAGGATAAAATTCCAACTGATTGGGATATCGAAAGAGCAGAAGATACCATGGAGAATGGTATTAAGATTACACCAAAAGTTGATTGGATTCAAGTTGAACAAATCAAAGAGAAGTTTGGTGGATTGCGATTTTATTATCAGGGTGGTGATGATCAGATCTCTGGTATGGTAACTATGGCTGAGATCTGGGCAGGTCGTACTTGCGAAACTTGTGGCAATAAAGGACAGTCTCGCAGTGGTGGATGGATTCGTACTCTTTGTGATAAACACGAAGCACTGTATCAAGTGTCTAAAGGAAATTATAATGAGTGATTATAGACCAGATAAATGGGTAGTTGTTAAGATTACCAGTGACAAACATTCACCAATTCACAAGGTATTTGCCTGTTGGTATGGTGGATGGGCTGGTTCTGATTCATGGAAATTAAACAGTGGTATCACGAAAGCAACTCTTGAAGGAAATGTATATTCCTTTGAGGGTTCTTCTGGTTCTGTGTATGAATGCCACAAAGACACTTATGGAACAAACATGTATGGCAGTGGTGTCCTTCAAAATATGATTGACACTGCACAAAAGAATGGAATCACTATTGAGATTCTACCTGAAGAAACTAATTTTTTGGAGATAGATTATGAGTAATAGCGGAGAAAAAGTTTGGGTGTTGGTTGAGTGTATTCAAACCTATCGTATGAGGTATTGTGTTCAAGCACCAGCAACGAATCCAGAGTATGCACTTGATGATGTGACAATGCAAACACCAAAAGAGTTTTCTCAATTGGCATTACCTGAGTTGATTGTTTCACATCGTGTTGTGCCTGAAGAAGAAGCGATTAAAATCTGCCGAGAAGATAACGAATACATATCTTCATGGGATGATTCATTGGTTATTAAAAACATGTTCACCAAAGAAGGTGAAACATATAAAGACGACTGGAAATAATAATGTTTATTTTTGATGTAGAAACATTGGGTGTTGAATCAAATGCTGTAGTTCTTTCTGCAGCATTGATTCACTTTGACCCAGATCTACGACCAACTTATCAAGACATGTTAGACAATGCGTGCTTCATTAAGTTTGCAGCAAAGGAACAGATGGATGTTGGTCGTACTGTTTCAAAATCTACTCTTGCATGGTGGAAAGAACAACATGAGTATACTCGCAAAATATCATTGGATCCTTCTCGTGACGATGTGACTGTTGAGAATGGTGTCAAACAATTACAAGATTACATGACAAAGTATCCGAATGCAGATAAACAAACAATGTGGGCACGAGGTTCGCTCGATCAACTTGTAATTGATTCATTGTGTGTTAAATTTGGCTTGCAAGAGATTACAGGGTATAATATGTGGAGAGATGTCCGAACTGCAGTCGATATTCTCTATGGTACTAGCAATGGATATGTTGAGGTTGATCACCCTCTGTTCCAACGACACAATGTTATTAAGCACCACCCTGTTCACGACTGCGCACTGGACGCAATGCAACTAATGTACGGAAAAGCGACTTAATGGAATTTTATACAAGCGTAGCACCCTATGGCGATAAGATGTTCGTCAGAGGTTACGAAAATGGCAGACCATATATGCGTAAGGTAGATTTCTACCCTACGCTTTTTGTCACTTCTAAGTCCCCATCAAAGTACACCACATTGGATGGTCAGTATGTTGATGAGATTAAACCTGGAACTATAAAAGAAACCAGAGACTTTGTTAAGAAGTATGACGATGTCGCAGGGTTCTCTGTTTACGGAAATACTAATTACGCATATCAATATATCAGCGATACTTACGATGGTGATGTCAATTGGGATATGGAACAGATTAAAGTTTGTACCATTGACATTGAAACATCAACTGAGTATGGATTCCCAGATATTCGCAGTGCCAATGAAGAGATTCTCTTAATTACTGTCAAGGATCTTCATTCCAAGAAGGTAGTAACATTTGGTTACTCACCATCAGGCGACAGCTACACCAACACTCGTAGTGATGTAACCTATCAAGCATACACTTCTGAGATGTCTATGCTTAAAGACTTTATGATTTGGTGGCAACAAAACTATCCTGATGTCATCACTGGTTGGAATACTGACTTCTTTGATATGCCGTATCTAATTAAACGAATCAGTCGTGAACTTGGTGAGTCGTTTGCCAAGAAGATTAGTCCATGGGGTTTAATCAATGAACGAAACACTTTCATTAAAGGTAGTGAAGAACTGCACTACGATATCTCTGGTATCTCTCAGCTAGACTATCTTGAACTTTACAAAAAGTATACATATCAAAAGCAAGAGTCATATCGTCTTGACTACATTGCCGAACAAGAACTCGGTGACAAGAAGAAAGAGAATCCAGGAGATACATTCAAAGACTTTTACACTAAACATTGGCAAGACTTTGTTTCTTATAACATTCACGATGTGGAGTTAGTTGATAAACTCGAAGACAAGATGCGTTTGGTTGAACTTCATCTGACTATGGCTTACAATGCCAAGATTAATCCAGAGGATGTTTACTCACAGGTTCGTATGTGGGACACTATCATCTATAATCACTTGCGCAAAAGTAACATTGTTATTCCAATGAAGGTTTCTAATGGTGGTAAGTCTGAACAATTTGAAGGTGCGTATGTTAAAGATCCAATCATCGGTCAGCATAAATGGATGGCATCCTTTGACTTGAATTCTCTGTATCCTCACTTGATTATGCAGTACAATATCAGTCCAGAAACTCTTACAAGCGAGAAGATTCCTTGCACTGTTGACAAACTACTTGCCAAAGAAGTTGATACTTCTTATGCAAAACGCAGAGACTTATCTTTGTCTGCAAATGGTTGGACATACCGTAAAGATGTCAAAGGGTTTATGCCTGAGTTGATGGAAACGATGTATGCAAATCGTTCTAAATTTAAGAAACAGATGTTGAAGATTCAGCAAGAATACGAACACGACAAGAGCAAGAAGCACTTGTTGAAAGACATCTCTCGTCTTAATAACTTGCAGATGGCGATGAAGATTGCACTTAACTCTGCTTATGGTGCAATGGGTAATCAATACTTCCGTTACTTTGACATTCGTATGGCAGAGGGAATTACACTTTCGGGTCAGTTATCAATCCGTTGGATGGCAGAGAAACTCAATGCCATGCTAAACAAGACACTCAAGACACAAGACAAAGACTTCGTTGTTGCGATTGATACTGACTCAATTTATTTAACGCTGGAAGACCTAATTGAAAAGGTTGCTGGTGATAAAGACACAGAAGGTAAGATCAAGTATATGGATCGTGTCTGTGAAGAAGTTATTCAACCATTCATTGATCAAGGCTATGAAGAACTAGCCGAATACATGAATGCATTTGGTCAGAAGATGCAAATGAAACGAGAGGTTCTTGCTGACAAAGCCATCTGGACTGCCAAGAAACGCTATGTTATTAATGTTCATAACTCAGAAGGAGTTCAATTTGCGAAACCTAAGATCAAAGTTATGGGTCTTGAGATGGTTAAGTCATCTACACCTGCGGTTATTCGTGATAAACTTAGGGATTCATTGGAAGTTATTCTTCATGGAACTGAGAAGGATCTACACAAATATGTGTTGGACTATAAGAAGGAATTCGTCAACTTACCAGTTGAAGAGATAGCATTCCCTCGTTCTTGTAATGGCATCAAACAGTATGCTGGTTCTCCTGTTTATATGAAGGGTACTCCGATTCAAGTGCGTGGTGCATTGTTGTTTAATCATCACTGCAAGCGACTGGGTATTAGTAACAAGTATCAAGCGATCCGTGATGGAGATAAGTTAAAGTTTGTTTACCTACGAACACCTAATCCGATTCAGGAAGATGTGATTGCATTTACTACTGTGCTACCCAAGGAATTGGGATTGCATACATATATTGACTACGATAAAATGTATGAGAAGGTATTCACTGACGCACTTCAGATTGTTATCGAATCACTAGGATGGAAGACGGCAGAAGAAACTTCACTGGAGGATTTCTTTGGATAATATTAGAGTTATTGAAACAGGTATTGATGTTTCTAAGATCTTAGAACAACTGCAACAATTCCCAGAAGATTGGGGTGCGCAAAAAAGTCTTAAGGATGTTGGAGATTTAGTTGAGGATAAAACCTACGGATTTCCAAAAATGGAAGCAGGTGTTCTGCAAATGATTATGGGTGGAATAGAGAAGCATGGAGATTATGTTGGGGATACTGAGATATGTGTCCCCACTCCTGCATTCTTTCATCACACAGAAGTTATAAATGTATTAAAGAAGTATGTTAAGTCCATTAGCCGATGTGGATTCTTATCTTTGCCAGTGGGTGGACAAGTAGGAAAACATATTGATATAGGAACATATTATTTAACTAGAGACAGGTATCATCTTTCGATACAAGGGATATATGACTACACAGTTGGTGAAGAAACTGTAAGAGTCGAACCTGGAACTTTATTGTGGTTCAATAACAAACTACCCCATGCAGCAAAGAATGCGGGAGATTGCGTTAGAATTACATTTGTGTTTGATGTTAAACATAACCCAAGTAATCCATAGTTGTCTTGCAAAAACAAATGATGTATAATAGAAAAATGTTGGAGGATATAAATGAAAGTATTGAAATTTTACGCTGAGTGGTGCGTACCATGCAAATCACTTAGTAAGATTATTGAGCAGCATTACACTGGTGACATTCCGATTGAGAATATCGATATTGACCAGAAAAATGACATGGCTATAAAATATAACATCCGTAGCGTACCTGTTTGCGTTTTAGTGGATGCTGATGGTAAAGAAATTCGTCGTCAAGCAGGTATGATGATGATTGATAAATTTGAAGAATTTTTGAAAGGCTAATATGAGCATTCTAGAAAAACTACGCAAGAACTCTACGATCAAGGATACATCTATTCTTGCTACATCAAAGTTCTTTCAAAAGAAGGATATGATTCCTACGACTATTCCTGTCATTAATGTGGCATTGTCTGGTCGTCTTGATGGTGGTCTTACTCCTGGACTTACAATGTGGGCTGGTCCAAGTAAGCATTTTAAAACTGCCTTTAGTTTAATTATGGCAAAATCTTATTTGGACAAATATGAAGATGGTGTTGTATTATTTTATGATTCAGAGTTTGGCACTCCTCAGTCTTACTTTGATTCTTTCGGTATCGACACAAAAAGAGTTATTCATACTCCCATTACTGATGTTGAGCAATTAAAGTTTGACATCATGCAGCAAATGAATCAAATCGAACGAGGTGAGCATGTAATCATCGTTGTTGATTCAATTGGTAATCTGGCTTCTAAGAAAGAAGTTGAAGATGCCATGGATGGTAAATCTGTGGCTGACATGAGTCGTGCAAAGCAGATGAAGTCGCTGTGGCGTATGGTTACACCACATTTGACCATGAAAGACATTCCATGCGTTGTAGTGAATCATACATATAAAGAGATTGGATTATATCCAAAGGATATCGTTGGTGGTGGTACTGGTTCTTACTACTCTGCAGATAATATCTTTATTCTTGGTCGTCAGCAAGAGAAAGATGGAACCGAAGTTGTTGGTTACAACTTTATTATTAATGTGGAAAAATCTCGTTATGTTAAAGAAAAATCTAAGATCCCTGTTAGCGTATCTTTTGATGGTGGCATTAGCAAGTGGTCTGGCTTATTGGATATCGCACTCGAAAGTGGGCATGTCATCAAACCAAGCAATGGTTGGTATGCAAAAGTAGATAAAGAAACAGGTGTTGTTGAAGATAAGAAATATCGTATCAAAGATACAGACACTAAGGATTTCTGGATGCCAATTCTAATGACTAAGTCATTTAATGATTTTGTGAAAGCCAGATACTCAATCGGTACTAGCGATATGATGAAAGGCGACGACCTTGACAAAGCATTAGAAGAATTGGAATTCGAAGATGAGTAAACCTTATACTGTTGTCCAATCCAAATACAGTGGGCTGGATGCTATAAAGTTGACAGAACAACCATTTGAGGGTATAATCTACTCTTATGGTAAGATTGAATTTGAAGAGAATGAAGAGAATGACTCTTTGCATATCAAGTTCGATTATGAGATACTGGAAAATGGTGGCAAGGGTATGACAGATAAAAAGCCATTCGAACAATACATTGGTAACATTCTTCAAGAATTGCTCCATGAAGGTATCCGAGAAAATAATTTAGTTTACACAGGCGGAATTGATGAGAATAGAACAAAAGATTCTGACGAATCTAATTTATGATGAGCAGTATTGTCGTAAAGTAATTCCATTCATTAAGAAAGAGTATTTTGCCGATAGAAAAGAAGCCATCCTTGCAGCACAAATTGTAGCATTCTTTAACGAATATAACAAACCTGCCACAAAGGATGTCCTTCAAATTGAAGTTGGGAATCGTAAAGATTTAACTGATAAAGAGTTAGCCGAACTTCAAGATTTTATCGGCAAGTTGGAACATGAACCAGTCAATGATGATTGGATGTTACAACATACAGAGAAGTTTTGTAAGGATCGTGCAGTTTATAATGCGATTCTTAATTCAATTTCTATTATTGATGGTAGGGATAAGAACCATACTCAAGATGCGATCCCATCAATCTTGAGTGATGCGTTATCAGTCACATTTGACAACCATGTTGGTCATGATTACTTGGATGACCATGATGCTCGCTTTGACTTTTATCACAGGATTGAAGAGAAAGTATCCTTTGACTTGGATATGTTCAATAAGATTACTAAAGGTGGTCTGTCCAAGAAAACTCTGAACATTGCACTAGCAGGTACTGGTGTTGGTAAATCATTGTTTATGTGTCACATGGCTGCAGGAGTTTTGACACAGGGCAAAAATGTATTATACATAACTATGGAAATGGCAGAAGAGCGAATCGCAGAGCGTATTGATGCGAACCTCTTAAACCTAACCATGGATGAATTGAAAGTTGTAGACAGAGATATTTACGAAGGTCGTATTGATAAGATTGCCAAGAAGACACAAGGTAAACTTATCATTAAAGAATATCCAACTGCAGGTGCTCACACTGGTCACTTTCGTGCATTATTGGAAGAGTTAAAGTTGAAGCGTGACTTTAAACCAGATATTATCTACATTGATTATCTGAATATTTGCGCAAGTCAACGAATGAAGCAAGGTGGCTCTGTAAACTCTTATACATATATTAAGAGCATTGCAGAAGAAATTCGTGGTTTGGCAGTTGAGTATAATGTTCCTATTGTATCAGCTACTCAAACTACTCGTGGTGGATTCACTAACTCGGATCCAGGACTTGAAGATACTTCTGAATCTTTTGGTTTGCCAGCAACTGCTGACTTTATGTTTGCTTTGGTCAGCAATGAAGAACTAGAAGGATTGAATCAAATTATTGTTAAACAATTAAAGAATCGTTACAATGACCCAAGTTACTTTAAGCGATTTGTGGTTGGAATTGATAGAGCGAAGATGAAATTGTATGATGTTGAAGCAAGTGCTCAAACAGGACTAGCTGATGCAGGACAAGATGACGATGAACCAATGTTTGATAAAAGTAATTTTGGTCGCAGACAAAAAGCAGAATCGTTCGAAGGATTTAAGTTTTAGGAGAAAATATGACTAAGGTAATCGTAGCAAAACAGAAACATGATATGACTCATATGCTTGGACAATTTCCAGATGAGAGTCATTATGATTTCCTCATTGAAGAGGACTGTGATGTTTATATGCCAGAAATTCCTGGACATCCAGAAATGACATACTCTGAAGAGAGGATTGTTTTAAAGTTCCGTAAGAATTATTTTACACAGGAACAACAAGATCAAGCATATATTGGTCTGCGTGAAGCAGCAACTGAAACACAGAACAGAGGTATGGCTGCTGGTCCAAGAGCAGAGAAGTTGGGTAATCGTGAGTGGGTCACTGAGTATGAATACGCAGTGATTGACTACTTTACAAATCCAGGTGCAAACTTGTATGGTGATGATCCAATTGAAGACATTCGTGCAGAGTTTAGAGGTAAGAAAGAATCACCATCTACTCGTAACAATGTTTGGGGTATTCAAGCAGTTAAGAAAGATAACTTTGTTTTTGAAGATTGGGTTGATGCCACTAAGAATCTTTCTGTTGAAGAAATGAAGAAAGAAGTTAAGCGTATTGCCGACAAGTATGTATGTCAGACTACCTATGCCAATGGTGTTATGTCTGGTATTGCTGGTTGGTTCGATCGTTATCCTCGTCTTCCTTATGGTCGTGCAACATCTTATACTGCTCGTGAACCAGAAAAGTTCGCAATGGCTTATCCATTCCTCCAGCAACTTGCACAAGGTTTCAAAGACTTGTTGCCATGGAGATATAATAATCAAATGGAAGCAGCAAAGAAAATGGATCCTCGTTTCTTAGTTCCTGAAACACCATTTACTACTGTTACTGTGAACAAGTCATTTAGAACTGCATGTCACTACGATGCAGGTGACTTGACTTCTGGTCTTTCCAATCTATTGACTCTAACAAACAATGGTAACTACAAAGGTTGTTATTTGGTTGCACCAGAGTATCGTGTTGCTGTCAATCCAAGACCTGGAGATTTGCTATTGATTAACAATCACGAAGTCATGCATGGTAATACTCAGATTGAATTGCTTGATGATGTGGCAGAAAGAATTTCATTGGTTGTTTACTTCCGTGAAAAGATGCTTGAGTTGGGTTCAAAAGAATACGAAGATTGCCGATATGATTATGTTGAATCTCGTAGAACCAATAAAGAACACGCAGGACATATTGGTCGTAATCTTTGGAATGGTATCGATCCAGGAATGTGGGATAGTAAAGAGTGGTATGATTACCTAGAGTCTAAACTTGGCACTGAAGTGTTAAACAAATACCATCCACCAAAGACTACAACAGTTAATGCACTTGAGGAGTTCTTCGGATAATGTGTAGCGTAATTGGAGCCATTATCAAAGAACCATCCGCAGAGGATTTCTTAATGCTACATCGTGTGTTCCTTGAGTCTAAGATTCGAGGGATGCATGCTACTGGAATCTCCTATGTTAAACATGGGAAGATTATAACAGACAAGCGTCCAGTTCCAGCTGACCAATTTCCATTTAACTTTCCAAGTTATGTGAACGAAGATGGTAGTCTTTATCTAATTGGTCACTGTCGTTACAGTACGAGCGATTTAGAATTCAATCAACCAATTGCCAATGAGAACCTTTCGGTAGTTCACAATGGAGTTATCACTCAAGAGTTACCTGAGAAGTGGAAAGAACTCTATGGTTATGATTGTGAAACTAAAAACGATACTGAATTGATTTTACATACAGCAGAAGATTGTATCAGTCCATTATTAAGATGGAAAGATTCTAGTCTTGCAGTTGTAGAGTTACATGTTGATAAAGTTATTAGGTTTTATCGCAATGGCAAGCGACCATTATACTTGACAAATATCCCAAATGGATGTATAATTACTTCTACCTCTGATGTTCCAAAACGAGCAGAGGTTGGAGGATTCCCTATCAATACCTTGATGAATCACTATATTACATTTGATGCAAATCTTGCAATGACAATAGAAAAAGAAATCATTGAAGATGCTACGGATCTACAATATGAATTTTGTTAATTCAACGAGGGTTGAAGAGTTAATTAAAAACAGTCCAGCTGGTAAGAATACAAAATTCTTATCGGCTGCACATTCATTGTGGTATCGTTTTCACAACTATGACAAAGCACCACCACTGGCTTATGAAATTAATGGTGAAGTTGTTTGTTTAATCTTTGCCACATTTAATCGTGATAATTATAGTAACCTATACGAGATTGTTACACTTGAAGGAAATGAGGGTAAGGGTTATGCATCAAAGTGTTGGGATATGTGGATTGATTATGCTGTGAATGAAAGAAAGATGACTAGACTAAAAATGTCCTGCACTCCTTCTTCAGTTACATGGCACTATAAGAATGGTTTGATTTGGTGGGCAGTAGATCCAACAGGTTCACTTCGTTCAGACCAACCATTGTTCCCAACAAGAGCAGAGCAGATTGCTTATCGTGATAATGCTATTGTTAATCCGTTACAAGCACTACCACCATATAAAGCACGAGAACAATTTCGTGCCGAAGGTTTAGAATCGTATAAGTGGGGTGAGAAGAAGAAAGCAAAAACACAAACTGCAATTGATGCAGTGGGTAAAGCATGGCTTCGGGATGCTTTAATGGAACAACCTTCACTTGAAGAATTTTTATTATAATGGATTATCGTTTAGAACAAAATCGTAGGGAAGCGTTTATTCGCTGGTATGCGTGGTCATTGAAGTATGATGATTGCGACCCAGCAGTATGGGCAACTAACTACCTACATAAAAGATATGAACATAACGATGAACAAAAGTTATGGTTATGTTGGTTGTATGGTAACACATACTATCTTCCAACTGCTTGGATTCTCATGAATGAGTTTCCTGACTTTGAGTTGGCCACTGTTGATCGTATGACTCAGTGGAATACTACCAACTACAAACGATTGCGTTATCAAACTGATACAAAGTGGAACAAGGGACATTTGCCAACCATGTTTGCCTCTTATCAACAATTCATTGGCAATGCAACTCAAAGAGAAAAACTGGAGTCATTTTATGGATACAATGAGGAAGAGAACTTTGATAACTTGTGGCAAGGCACTAAGTCTAGCTTGCACAAGTTTGGTCGTTATAGTACTTGGTTTTATCTTCAGCATCTTAAGCATACCGCTGGTGTTCCTATCAATCCTACTTCTCTCATGTTGGACGATTATGATGGCTCTCGCTCTCATCGTAATGGATTACTTTATGCCATCGGACAAGAAAACAGTGTGGATAGAAAACTCACTGGAGTGGAGTATGCAAATCTTGAATCAAAAGCCAATGAGATTCTTGCAGAGACGAAAGCGAGATTTCCAGAACTCGCATCATCTATAGATTACTTTACAATGGAAACTTGCTTGTGCTCATTTAAGAAAATCTTTAGAGCGAATCATGGCAGGTATCTTGGATATTATCTTGACAGACAAGCAGAAGAAATTATGCAATGTGAGAAAGACGGATGGTATGGTATTGACTGGGATGTTTTATGGCAATCTAGAAATGAAACCATTGATATAAGATTAGACCATAAAAATGGTATTGATAAAGATAGATTTAGTTCATTCCTTAACTCTGGTAAAATTGAGAACTTGGAATGGATGTTTGATGATGAAGAACCTGTTTTATTAGGATTGGAGATGTTTGCATGAACGATACAATTACATTAACTGCAAGTGGTGGGACTATGGATGATTTGGGTGTTATTACTACCACTGGAATTTCGCCACTAACAATGGGTGCTGCTGGAACTTATACTATTTCCACCACTAGTGGAAGCACAATCACACTCGGTGTATCTGAAGAAGATATTTTAGAAACATGGGAAATGAATCGTGTGACAGTAGACCATAAGGTACAAGAACATGAGTTGCTTAAACTCAAAGAAACTGTACCAACCTATGCAGATGAAATCAAGGAAAACTTGACAAAGACTGTTGCACGAGATATAATGAAGAAAATAACATTCACGAAGAAACACGATAAAGATGCAGATGTGCACCACTTTATTGGTCGTGTATGGGTATTTACTGAAGACGAATTGAAGTCGCTTATTAGAGATGTGAAGGGTTGATAATGCGTAAGATTGTAGCTGTGGGTGGAAGTCCTGGAACTGGTAAAACTACATTGTTCCGTAAGTTCATGGAGAGCCATACTTGGGAGAAAGTCGAACCAAAGAAGATGCTCCCTGCACTCTATTGTAAAGAATTAGACTTATACATCCTAGGGAAGTACGAGGATGGAGAAACCTTTGCTGGAACGGATCGCCTTTCAATGGCAGTCCAACCCATTGCACAGGAGTTCGTTAAAGAGACTACCTCCAACATCCTATTTGAGGGGGATCGAATCTTTAATCAGTCTTTCTTAGAGTTTGCAATGAATCTACAGGAAGTTGATTTACAAGTGGTCTTCCTAAAAGCACCAAAAAGTGTCCTAGAACAGAGATATAAGGATCGTGGTTCTGACCAATCTGAGCAGTTCCTAAAAGGCAGGGAAACTAAATATAGTAATCTGCTGTCAAACTTCGATTTGATGCCCTATATTACTGAGTTCAATAACACTAACTTAGAGGAACAGGGGAAAGCACTAACATTCTTGGAGAAGCATCTAAGGGTGTAAGCGTTTTCTAGGAATATGAAATACCTAGATTCGACAACTTTCGACTTTATGGAAATGCTCAATTTTCACGAGCGTCCATTTAGAGCAAAGTTCATACCTGTAAAAGTATGGAAAGACCTTGATAACTATCGCAACGATGGGAAGGGACTTTCCAACTACTTTAAGAAGTGGCGAACTAAGGTAGAATTCCGTCCAGAGCCAAGCAAATCCAAAACCTATAAAGAGTATGTTGCAACTGGAGGAGAATACGATCCAAATGAACGACAATGTGCTCTACACATCTATTCAACTAATTTTGATAAGCACAAATTTTCAGACAAGTCTTGGAATAAATTCAAGTATCGTGTGATACAAATCCAGATGCATGAGTTAATACACTTTATGCAGTACGATCGTCGTAGCGATATTTGGCATAATTATGTTGTTCCCTTTAAAAAGGTTCAACATGAAAAGAAAAACTTAGAGAGAAAGTACCTTTCTGAGTTTGACGAAATTCAAGCATATGCACACTGTGTTTATATGGACTTTAAAACCTATAGACCAAACATCTCAGTAGAAGAACTCCTGTCTCGTGCAAAAGACTATAAGGATTCTAAGACTCTACACTATTTCCTAAAAACCTTCGATTACGACTATAAGAACAATGTTGCTATCCCAAAGATTATGCAACAAGTTATGAAGTGGGATCGTAAGTATCAACGAGCGCAACGAGCCTACAGGAAGCCTAAATAATACCAGAACGCTTTCTGGAGATATTGATGGGTAAATTGAACGAAGGAGATGTTATTGAAGGCATCTTCACTATTGGGTTATCACTATACATTGCTCACAACAAGGTTGAGAAGTACAAACTCAACAAAATTAGAACCGAAGTAGACCCACAGATGTTTAGTACTGGGCGATTTACTTATACGGTTGCAGAAAATCTCCCCAAGCAAAAAGGTTCTAAACCAACTGATACATTTACAGTTAGGTTTGAATTAAGGTTAAAAACAGCCACCACCGCAGAAGCGTTTGGTGATCATTATCAATTGTTGTATAAGTCTTCCAAAGACATTGGTAATTTAGATAAGAAGATTGACCAGTTTATCAACTCTATAAATTACGGTAACTTTGCAAGACGAGTTAACCAAGTTACATCTAGATTCCTTGATAATAATAAGGGTGAACGAGTTATGTTTACTGTTATTGGCGATGGTATAGAAGGTGAACAATCTGGTGGTGAAGTTAAAGGTGATGTCCGTTTAGAAGTATGGGCAGAAATAGGTAATAAGAAACAGAAGATTGATGCTGGAACTATTCCATTTTCACTAAAGTCAGAAAACAAAACAGTGGCTAGTTTATCACCATATCATGGGATGTTAAATATGGCTAAGGCTTTAGGTATTACTTGGGATGCTGAAGAGAAATATTCTAGATTAGCTGGAATGTTTAGAACTGATGCAGAGAAAAAAGAAAAGTTCAAAATGATTCGTGCAATGTATAACGATCTAAAAGAACATATTGTAGCAGCATCGTCTGGCGCAACATTTTCAAACAATGCTTACAGTTTCTTAGAAAAGAATTTATTTGGAACAGACTTTGCTGATGTTATTGATATTCAAAAGGGTAATGTTAAAGAAGTTACACATAATAAATTTAAGACTATGTCTACCAAATCTAAATTATATGTTAAGACTGGTGGTGATGGTGGTAACAATTTGGTTTTTCACGATAAAGAAAACCAGAAACCAATGTTTCAGATAAGAGCTAAATTAAGAGAACAGGCAAACGAAGCAAAGTTTTACCTTGAAATAGGTAAAGGTTTGTATGACTAAGAGTAAAACTATGTTAAATTTTAAATCATTTCTTAAAGAAGAAATCCTAAACGAAGACTTGCTTTTAGAAGCAGAATCTTCATCAGTAGAATCAGATGATAAAGGTAAACTCCATGAGTTACTTTTAGCAAAGTATCTGCATCCTCAAACCAAACTTCCAGAACATCATCGTTCATTCTCTGAGAATCCAGACCACGCTGGTACACCAGAGCAAGTACATGACAAGCTAAAGGAAAAGATTCCACCTGCAGCTTACAACGAGATCGATGGACATGCCAAGCAATCTGCTGAAGCATTTAAGCAAAGCATGAAAGACCAAGGACATATTGGTGACCATGCTCACATCGGTAATGTTCATTGGACATCCAACGCTGACAAACCAAATGTTGCTGGTGACCACGAAAAGACTACTGGTGTTAAAGATGTAAACTCCAACGCTGACTTAATCGTTACGCTACACGACAAAGAAGGTAAGCCAGTTGGACACCATGGCATCTCTGCCAAATATGGTTCACAAGAGCCGAACTATCGTAATCCAGGACTTGATGCATTAGAGAAAACTTCTAAGTTACCAGCTGGATCTCTTGGTGCTCCAATGCAACACCATACTGATTCTATGGAGAAACTAGGTTACACTGGTTCTGCTGATCAAAGAAATATTCAGACTAAAATTGATGAGATGCCTATCAACGACATTCGTCAGAAACATGCTGAGGGACTTGCTTCAATTCAAGCAGGTAAGAAACTATCAGGCAAAAAGAAAATAATGCATGAGCACTTGGAGAAGTTTATTCAAGCACACGATGCATTACCAGAGAAGAAGCAAGAAGCGTTCCGTCAACAAGCAGCACAAAGAGCAGAAACTGCTCGTGCGTCTAATCTTGCTGCAAGAACTCAGATGACGCAATCATTTGCTGCAGGTATGTCAAAGCACAAACCAGAAGAATTAGCAAATATTGTTCGTCAGAATGTATCACCAAATACGCACATTCCTCATACAGTTGTTCATAGTAAGGTTAAGGATAGTGGAGAAGCAGAATCCGTTATTAAACCAATGCACAGTTTAGCAGACGAACATCTAGCACAATTTAAGCCAGACTCTTTGCATGTAGTTCCAGGAAAAGGAACATCGGTTACTATTAAAGGTATCCATGCTAAGACTAATAAGCCAGTAGTTGCTGCTCGTTACACAATCAAGTCCTCCTCTGGTGCGCATAAGAGCGCAGTAGGGACTTTTAAACTCCAGTAATCCCCTCAAGTCTGTAGGGTTATTGCTTGACAAAGATTGCAATTTAGGGTATAATAGTAATATGATGCTAGGATTTAGAGACTTTTTAACTGAGGCTGCACCAACAGAAGAAGGTGCAAAACTTAAACACATTACTCACGCTGAGGATCGTCCATTGTTCCACGGAGCAGACGGATTCAATCATGCGTATAATGCTCTACATGCTGCACACTTCCATACCAAGCAAGGTATGCAGTCAAACAAACTGACAATGAAATACGATGGTTCGCCATCTATTGTTTATGGTCATCACCCAGAGACTGGTAAATTCTTCGTTGCTTCAAAGTCTGCGTTCAATAAAAATCCAAAGTTAAATTATACACCAGAAGATATCGAAAAGAATCACGGACATGCTCCAGGTCTTGTAGAAAAACTCAAAGCAGGTCTTGAGCATCTTCCAAAGGTTGCTCCAAAAAGTGGTGTTTATCAAGGTGATGTTATGTATACTCATAACGACCTGAAGAAAGAAGGAGACAAAACTTCTTTCACACCAAACACTATCACTTATACTGCATCTGGTGATAAGTCCAAAGCAATCAATAAGTCAAAAATGGGTGTAGTTACTCATACCAAATACGAAGGTACTAACCTTAGCAACATGCGTGCTACTGGTAATGTTTCTGAGAGTGAGTTTGGTTCTCATCCAGATATGTTCCATCACACTGCAAGTTATGATGCATCAGGCGCAAAATACTCTGAACAATCTCAACAAAAAGTTCTTAGTGAATTATCTAAAGCCAAGCATATTCATGAGACTCAAGGTGATAAGATGTATAAAGCAATTCACCCAGAACATAGTGGTGAATCAGGACATCTAGCAACTTATATCAATCAAACAGTTCGTACTGGAGAAACACCTTCCACTCAAGGATTCTCTGACCATGTTTCTTCACAGATGAAGAAGAAGTTTGATAAGATTAAAACTCCTGCAAAGAAACAAGAGATTATTGACCACACTGGTAATCAACTCAAACATATTGAAAATAACAAAGAACACTACGACAATCTACTAAAGATGCATGGACATCTTGCCAATGCCAAGAATGAATTGGTTAATAGTCTAGAAACAAACGAAGGTTCTTATGCTCATGCCATCGGTGGTGTTGCTTCTAAGCCAGAAGGATTTGTTTACAATCATACTCACAATGGTGTGACAGAGCCAACCAAGTTGGTCAATCGTGCAGAGTTTGCTCGCCAGAATCTATTAAAGTCTCGTGGTGAACCAAAACCAGCAGGTGAACAACACCATGTCATGGCATATGGTCGTATGAATCCTCCAACTGCTGGTCACGAAGAAGTTGTTAAGACTATCAAAGACAAAGCCAAAGAAGTTGGTGGTGGTCATACTCTGATTCTTTCTCACTCTCACGATACAAAAGATGGTAAGAATCCTCTCGATCCAGAGACTAAATTAAAGCACGCAAGAAATGCATTCCCTGGAACTAACATTGAAGTCGCTTCCAAAGATAAACCAACTGTGCTACAACATGCAGCTGCTTTGCATGCTCAAGGTGTAACTCATCTACACTTTGTTGGTGGTTCAGATCGTAAACCAATGTATGACTTACTCAAGAAGTATAATGGTGTTAAGGGTGCTCATGGTCACTACAACTTTAAAGACATTACATTTAGTTCATCTGGTGAACGAGATGAAAATGCCAAGGGTGTAGCTGGTATCTCTGGAACCAAGTTAAGAGAGTTAGCATCAGCAGGTAAGAAAGAAGAATTTCATTCTCATCTATCCTCACAGATGAAACCAGAGCATAAAGATGCTTTGTATAATGATCTTAGAAACGCTATGAAATGAAGAAACTATTTTTAGTTCTAGCAGTAGCATTATCAGGTTGTGCAGTAATATTCCCTAAGCCACATGATCCAGTTATGTTTAATAATCTAATTTACATTCAGATTGACCTAAACAAAACAACCTGTGCAGAACCTAAAAACTGGGATACTCTATTAGATCGTGTTAATCATTTAAAGGTTTATACTCACTTTAGAAATGAGCCACAGAGCAAAGCGATTGATAGTCTACAGGAAAGTTTGTTGAAGGCGCATAGCAGTAAGAGTGTCACCTTTTGTGAAAGTCTATTAAAACTTAATAAAACTAGAGTGGAAATTACACTCGATTCATGGAAGGGAAGAAAATGAGTATCTTAAACGAACTACGAGAGCACGCAGGACTTGGTGGTCCAGCTGCATCTTTGGCCAACGAGATTCTGGTTATCCGTGAAAACTATGAATCAGGGCAACTAACTGCTGAAGAATACAAATTTCTTCTAAAAGAGATCGCTGAGATCCGTGCCCAGCAAGAATTAGCTTCCGATGAGATCTCTATGAGATGGATTATGTCTGTTGCACTAGTGCTATCTGCGGTGATTTAACTCCTAAATAAAGATAGAACACATTTTATAGATGGATAAACATGAAAAATTACAGACAATTTATTAGACAGTTGCCGACTAATACAGTCGTATGTGCTTTAGGGGAATTTAATCCTCCTACAACAGCACATGAACTTCTAATTAAAACAGTACAGGTCGTTTCCGAACAGCGCAAGGCTGATCATATCGTATTTACGGTTCCGACTGAATCCCTCCAAGAAGAAAAGAAATCACAATTCCTTAACTTAATGTTTCCTAAGGTTAAGATTCAGTCTTTGGGTGAGTCATTCTTTTCCTCTGTAATTAAACAGTTAAACGAAAAATATAAGAATGTAGTTATCATCGCTGGCGCAGATCAGTTTGATGAATTTAAGAAATTAAAAGAATCAGCATCGGTTGAGATTATCTCAATCGGTACTAAAGACCCTGATGCAGAAAATGCTAAAATGAAGCAGATCGCAACTAAGGGTATCTACGAAGACTTTAAGAAGTCACTTCCATCTACCATTCGTGACATTGACGGAAAGCGTCTAATGAATGAACTGCGTATTGGCATGGGTGTTGAACCAATAAAAGAAAACATTGTTCTAGTTAAAGACAAACTCCGTGAAAAGTATTTCCGTGGAGAAATATTTAATGTTGGTCAATTGGTTGAATCAAGCGGACAGCAATATGAAATCGTTAAGCGTGGTTCCAATCACCTATTATTAAAAGACCAAGCAGGAGAACTCGTGTCTAAATGGATTACTGATGTTTCACAAATTTCTGAAGGTGCTATTCAACCTAATGGCACGGATAAGATTGATACAAATAGTTCAGAGACTTCTGGTAACAATCAAGAACAGAAACCAAAAGGTAAGGTAAAGGGATTTTTAACATTCTATAATTACGATGATAAATCTAAAATCGTAAATGAACAAAATAAGATTGATGAACTATCTACTGATTTATTAGCGAGATATAAAACAGCAGCATATGCCAGTGCTAAAGTTTCTGATGCAGCTGGTGAATATGCCAAAGGTGACAAGCGTTTTAAAGGTATCAACAAAGCAACAAACAAACAATTTGACAATGATCTAAAGAAACATGATCAACTCAAAAAAGAAGAATTAGAAGAAGCCAAAAAGAAACCAGTTTGTCCTAAGTGTGGTAAGAATGCATGTGAGTGTGGTGAATCTCGTCCAGGAATGGGAACAGAGTTTAATGCATTAGGTGATCCATTCTTTAAAGAAGAATTTGAATTAAGTGATTCTGAGATTGAATCAATGATTGAAAAAATTGGTGAAGAAGAATTACTAGGATTAGATGAGCACACTGAGTGGGATTTGGTTTATGAAGATAACGATGAAGTTATCCCACCACATCCAGAAGAAGAACAGATTGAACTACTGGAAGTTTTATCTCGTCAAGAAAGAATAAAGGGTAAGATTCGTCTTCGCAGAACTCAAGCCAAGCGTACTCGTACAACAAAGATAAATGTTCATCGCTATGCAAATCAAAAAACTATTAATACTCGTGCAAGAAGATTAGCAATTAAACTAATCAAACAACGCATGTTGCGTGGTCGTGACCCATCTAAAGTTTCAATCGGTGATAAAGAAAACATTGAGAGACAACTCTCTAAGAGAAAAGACTTGGTAAATCGTGTTGCGCAGAAACTTGTTGTTAGAGTTCGTCAAGTTGAAAAGGCACGCATGTCTAAAGGTAAAACTAAAAAAGGCAGCATGCCTTCTGTATTTTAAGGAAAGAAAAAATGTTATCATTTGATCAATTTTTAAATCCAATTTGCGAAACTGCTGATGCAGGGTTAGCGTCAAAAGCCAGTAAATCTGGTATATCAATTGGCACATTACGCAAGGTATATCGTCGTGGTGTTGCTGCATGGAACTCTGGTCATCGTCCAGGAACTACTCCACAACAATGGGGTATGGCTCGTGTGAACTCTTACATTGGTAAAGGTTCTGGTACTTATCATGGTGCTGATAAAGATCTCCGTGAAGAAGAATTACAAGAAAAGAAACTACCTGAAGTACCAAAGGATAAAGAGTCTGGTCTACCAAAGAAGTATGTTGCTGGTTTATCTGCTTCAACTGCAAAAGCCAGAGCAGCACACTTTGATAAGATGGATAAGAAAAGCGATAGCGATCCATCCGCATATGAACCAGCACCTGGAGATGCAAACGCTAAAACTAAACTAAGCAAACATACACTAAAGTATCGTGCGATGTTTGGTGAAGACATGGATGAAGAGTTATATGAAGCATGTTGGGATACTCACAAACAAATTGGTATGAAAAAGAAAGGTAACCGCATGGTTCCTGACTGCGTACCAAAGAATGAAGAATTAGAAGCACAGTTTGATCTTATCGAATCAGTTGTTGAAGAACTAGCACTGTTACACAACTTAGACTCAGAATACATCTGGGAAAAGTTTGAGCAGTTTAGCGATGAAGAGTTACTAGAGTATGCAGTTGATGCCAAAGGACACAAGAGTTCTACTGGTGGTCTGACTCAAAAAGGTCGTGATGCATACAATGCTAAGGGTGCTAATCTACAAGCACCAGTTACTACTGCACCTTCCAAGTTAAAAGCTGGAAGCAAAGCAGCAAATCGTAGAAAGTCTTTCTGTGCACGAATGGGTGGCATGGAAGGTCCAATGAAGAAACCAAACGGAGAGCCAACTCGTAAAGCTCTCGCACTAAGAAAG